TCCTTTAAAATATATATCATTTTTAAATGTTTCATCTAATTCTTTATTATTTAAAATTAAATTATATAATTTATTTTTATTTTCCAACTTGGGATATATTATTTTACTTTTGAGTGGATATAATAATGGTTTTAATGTTTTAATGGGATAATTATCTATAACTAAATTCATTTTATATTCAAGTTCGTTCATTAAATAATTTATAGACTCATTTTGTAAAAAAATAGTTGATTCATTTCCAAAATTATGTTGATACCATATTAAACTGTAACTCAAATATAAATTTGATAGTATATCTGCCATATTTCCTGAAATCATTTGTTTTGACTTAATTTTACCTCCTAATAGAGCAATAAAATTTGCTAATAAACTAAATTTTATAGTTGCTTTTTCCAATCTTAATTTTGAATTATTATGATTTAAAAAATTTAATGGATTAAGAACACAGACATAATTTTTACTAATTTCAAGTAATAAATTATTGAAATTAATTTTAAAATCTTTTAAATCATTATTTTGTATGTTTTCAAATATTGGAAAAATATATGGATGGCTTTTATTTAATCCTTGACCAAAAATAATAAGTCCACGTGTAAGTGTATTTGAACCTTCTACTGTAATACCAACAGGTGACGAATTATAGAATTTTGTAAAAAAATTATTTTCACCTGTACATATACCACTTCCAGAATAAATATCCATACCATTATTTAATATAACACGCGCACGTTCTGTTGTTTGTTGTTTCATTATTGCAGTAATTACTGATGGTGTGGAACCAGTATCAAGAATATGATTTGTTAATTTAACAGATGTATGTATAATCCATGTATTTAGATACATATCAATAAATTTTTCTTTAACAGCCTCCATATCACCAATATTCATATTAAATTGTTTTCTTATATTTATATAATTCATAATTGCTTGTGTTATAAATTTTGAACTTCCATTTGCTGTTGCTGGTAAACTAACACCTCTTCCAACTGCTAGACATTCCATTAACATTTTCCATCCTTCGCCAATTTTATCTTCTCCACCAATAACTTGATCTGTATTAATTAAAATTGTACCTTTTATAGTACCATTTGGAAATCCTGCATTATTTGGATTATGATATGTTTCTTGTAATAATCCTTTTTGATCACTTTCAACTAGAGCTAATGTAATACCATCTTTATTATTTTTTAATAATTTTTGTGGATCATTTAATTTAAAAGCAATACCAACTAAATTTGATATAGGGGCTAAAGTAATATAACGTTTATTTAAATTTATTCTAATTTTAATTTCACCATTTATCTGTTCAACAAATCCTTCATCAATTTTACCTACTGCATCACTACCATTATTTGGTCCTGTTAAACCAAAACATGGTATAAATGTTCCATTAGCTAGTTTTGGTAAAAAATATTCTTTTTGAAATTCAGTGCCATAATGTTGAATTAATTCTGCAGGTCCTAATGAATTTGGAACCATTGTAACAACTCCTAATGAAGGATTATAAGATGAAATTTTTGATAAAACTTGTGATTGTATTTCAATTGGTAACCTATTACCACCATATTTTTTATCTATTATCATACTTAAAAAACCTTTTTCACCTAGAAATTTCATTATTTCATGAATATCGATAGTTGGATAAATGGCAATTTCACCTACTTTTTCTAATATTTCATTTATATTTTTATCCATTTCGATCGGCATAGCTGATTTTTTTAATGGAGAAAATAATTTATTATAATTCATACGACCTTTGAAAATTTCTCTATCTATACTTGTACCACCAGACTTTAATGCAATAATTTCAGTTTCTGTGATTTTTGGAATTATTTTTTTAATATTATTAAAAATATAACGATACATATTAATTATATATAGTTATATATTTAAATTAAATTTTTTTATATCTAAACTCTCATTTGTAATATTTAAATTCTCATTTGTAATATTTAAATTCTCATTTGTAATATTTAAATTCTCATTTGTAATATTTAAATTCTCATTTGTAATTTAGACCAATTATTTATTTTTGATAAAGCATTTGCATGTAAATTTAATGAAATTTGTTTTGAATAGTCAGTTATAAAAAGGTTATCATCATTATGTTTAAAAACTCTATTTTCAAATAAATTTTTTGCATCAATAAATGCTCCGTCAAAATCTCCATTTAATTTATGAATATTATAAATAATACATCTTTCAAAATCATAAGCTGATAAAAGATCAGCTTCACGAACAATATGATACGCTAATTCATAATCACCTAAATTTTTAGGAAATCCATTTTTTTTAACTTTAGAATATGACATTGTTGATATAATTGTACTTGTAACATCAATTTCTTCACTTGATAATTTATCATTCAAAAATGCTTGAATTTCTTTAATTCCTTCTTTTTCATCCATATATTTTTTATCGCACATATCATGTAATAATGCTGATGCATATATTACTTTTTCCTGTTCTTTTAATTGTGGATTAAATAATAATTCACTATTAATGATATCACTTGCGAATTGTAATACTTCCATACTATGTCTAATTCCATGTGATTCATCTATTTTATACTTATTTGATATTAACAAAATAAAATTAAAAAATTTGCTTAACAAAGACATATATTCCACTTTATAATTATATATATTTTTTTTTTCAATTTTTAATATTAAGGTATAACTAATTTATAATAAGCAATATAAGCAAAAGCTGAAAAAAATAAATAACCAAAACAATATAATAAATCAAATTTTTTTCCTTTATCTAAAAAACAATAAATACAAATCAATTGTACAAGTATTGCAGACATTGCACTTATAAATAAAATTTTTTGTGTATTATTTAATTCAAACATATATAATATAATTATAAATTTTTATTTACTTAAAAATTTTTATATAATTTCTTTATAAAATTTTATTTTTTATTATAAAATATTTTAAAAAAAATATTATAAAATAAAAAATAAAATAAAATAAAAAATAAAATAAAATATATACACTTTAATATATATGTCTTCAAAATATTCAAATGTTATTTTAACTTTTTTTACTATTTTAAATCAAATAAAAATATATCACTGGCAAACAGTATCTTATCCTAGACACAAAGCAACTGATGATTTACATAGTTCTTTAAGTGAATTAGTTGATAAATTTGTGGAGGTATTACATGGGAGATTATCAAGTAATGAGAATCCAACATATAGAATTACATTAGAAGATAATAAAAATACAATTACAATCAATAATATGAATGATTCTACTGGTCTTGAATTGCTCAAAAATATAAGAAAATATTTAGAAAGTTCTGAACTAAAAATAGTTATGGGTAATTCTACAGAATTAATTAATATCAGAGATGAAATGTTAAGTGAAGTTAATAAAACTTTATATTTATTTAGTCTAAATTAAAAATTGATTATATTAGTAATTTAATTAACGATTATTTTTATAAAAAATAACTTCATATGGATCTATTGATTTACCAAAATATGAATTTTTCCAATATGGATCAAAACCAGATGGATTAAAATTATGTTTAACTATTCTATAATCATAATCACGATATTTTGAAAGAATACAATTTATATTCCAATTATTTTTCAATATCAACTGACTCATTCCTATTTCTTTATGTGCTATAATACTTTTAAAATCATCATATTCTTTTTTAAAAAAATCATTATTTTTTAAATATTTATAACTTTCATTATTCAAAATAAAAAACATTGATTGTATATGTGTGTATGGACTATTTTTTTTATATATTTCAAATAAATCAATATTTTCAAAATTATCATTATCAAAAATGTTTATTGATGATCCAACTAATTTTACATCTTCATGATTAAATAATTTTAAGTATTCTTCTAACCAATTTATATTTTTATTATGTAAATAAGGACCTCTTACCGAACTATTTAAAAATATGTAATAATCATATGATCTTTTTAATAGATTATTTATGCAATAATTCCAAGCTCCAAAATCATATCCTTTATTTTCTCTATAAAATACTTTTATATTTGTTTTTTTTGGTATATTAAGTGTACAAATTCCATTTACTATTATAAAATAATCAATATTATCATAAATTCCGTTATTTAAAAAATATTGTAAATTTTCTTTATAATCATTATTTTTTTCATAATATGCATATATACATACATATTTGTTGTTTATTTCTTCAAAGTTTTCTTTTATAAAATAAATTATTAATAAAATCATACTTAAAAATAATAATAATGTTATCATCCTTATTATTTTTTAGAAAAAATATTATCTTCCTGTAAAAACTTTAACAATTTTTTTTTTTAGAGTTTTATTATTTTTCTCTTTTAAATAGTCATTAAAAGTATAATTAGATTCATGTTGAATTCCAAAAAATGATGGATCTTTAACCAATTCTGGTTTTATTGCATGACATACTAATCCAAAAACTCTTTCTAAACACATTCTATCTGATCTTGTTTTTATAACGTTTAATAAATTAAAAAAATTATATTTTTCTTCCATTTTTTTTAAAAAATCATAATCAATAACAGACATTACACCACAACTTAATAACCAATCTTTTTTATTATCATATAATTCATCTAATTCATAATTATATCTTAATGACAAAATCTTTTCTTTTTCTTCTTTTACATTATCAAAATAATGCATATGGTGCCATAAAAATTTTACATCATCAATATCATTAAAGTTTATTTTTTCTTGAATAAATATAGAATCATGAATAATTATTGCTTTTTTTGCAAAGTGATTTTTATAAAAATAATAGTAAGGTAACAATTCTCCTCTGCCTGGAAATTCAGATTTAATTATTTCAACATTATTTAATGAAACACCAAAATCATTTAAATATTTTTCATTACTATTATCATCTATTATAACAACTTTAACATCAGGATAAAATTTTCTTATGCAATTGTATGATTCTTTCCAATATTTATTTGTTAATTCTGAATTAACATGTCTTACAATAATAAAAACATATTCTGGTATTTCATATTTTTCTGGTATTTCATATTTTTCTGGTATTTCATATTTTTCTTGTATTTTAATTTGGTCTAAATAAACATTTTCAAAATTTTCAGAAAATATTAAATAAAAAATAATTATTAATAAAATTATTAATATAATTGTTACACACGAATATATCATTATAATATTTTAGATTTTATATTATTAATTAGTATAAAAATATATTATACAAAATAAAATAATAATAAGTATAACTAATAAAGTATTTTGACTTGTATTTTCAAAACCTTCAATTCTAATATTTTGTTTTTCTATTTCTTTAACCTCTTTAAATAATTCAGAATTGTAAGTTTGTTTGTACTCATCTAATAATTCTAATATTCTTGTTGTATCTTTATTTTGTAGATTTATTAAAATATAAACCAATTCAATATTTGTAATATTTATTTTATGAATTATATGATTAATATTTTCATTTAACGAATAACATTCTAATATTTTTTTTTTATTTTTACAAATTTTTTTTTTATAGTATGTTAAATATTTTAATGATTTTTTATATGCATTTAATTTAATATGATAAAGATTTTTAAGATCTTTTTTTAGTTCATTACTTTCATCATTACTGTCTAGAATTACTTTTAATGATTCTAATTCTAATATATATCTTTCAACCAATTCTGCATATTTATCTTCATTTTTAGATAAATATAATAGTTGATTGGTGCATGTTAAACAATTTAATCCGTTATCTAAAAAAGTATATGGATTTGAATCTTTACACTGTTTACATAATTTTAATATATTTGCAAATTTATTTTTATAGCTTCTATTTGATTTAATAATATTATGTAAATTGTTTTTACCATATTTTGTTTCTAAATAACAAATATTGTCTTGATTTTCATCAATTAATCCATTATTATGTATTGATGATGATAATAAATAATCTCTTTCTGAAATAAAATTAATATAATTCATTAATATAAATAAGATATTTTATTTTTATTGATAAATTATTATATATCATCACTTGTTTCACTAGATTCACTACTAAATTCATTTTTATCTTTCTTATAATGTATAGGTTCATACATTCCAACAATATAATCACTAGGATAAAAAGTATCTGGTTCAAAATTAGGAATCATATATTTTTCTTGTTTGCTAGGTTTTATAAATGAATTACTATCATTTTGTGTTTTTTCTAATGGAGAGCTTACTTCAGTTGTTTCATGTTTTCTTGTTTCTAATGGAGAGCTTACTTCCGTTGTTTCATGTTTTATTGTTTCTAATGGAGATCTTACTTCTTCTGTGATTTTATTTTTTTGTTCAGAAATACTTTCTAAATCATTATCACCAAAACTAATAAAATATTTTTTAATATGTTCAATTCTTTCATAGATATTATTTTTTCCACTAAAATTCAAATCAGTTATTTTAAAATTTTTTGTTACTTCTAGTTCAATTATATTTTTTATAATAAATGTTAATTCAAATATTTCATCTTTACTTGCTTTTATATTATTAACGAAATAAAAACCATCCATATTCTTATTAAAAACTAAATTTGCTGAATTAGTTAAAAAACAAAATCCATTATCATTTTTTGTTGTATTTTTATTATGCTTTGAATCTTGTGATATCCATAAAATAATATCCATAAAAATATCTTTTTTAGAATCTTTAATTTTACGTGATAAATTAACAAAATCATTATTATATAAAATAATATTTTCATTACCGCCATTTTGAATAATATTTTTTTGTTTTAATTTTAAATATTTACTTTTATATTTTATATATTTTCCGTAATAATTCATATTATAATTATACATAAAATAAATGATTATTGATATATTTTTTCACCAAATTCACATGCAGCCGATAAACCTTTTAAAAATATTATATTATTATTTTTTTTATTAAAAATTGATAAAGTACCAAAAGCATCATGTCCATTTAATAAATTTCGATGTTCATATTTTCCTCTTGCATTTTGGTATTTTATTTTTACCATTTTAGATATTTCACATTTAAATTCAATTTTAATAATATTTTCAAAATCTTCTACAATAATATCATAATTAATATATTTATTATCTTTATATATATTTATTTTTTGATTATTTATTTTCCAAAACTTACTAAAATTAAATTCATATGATTTATTATTATGATTTAAATAAATTATTAATGTTTCAAATAGTTCTATACCAAATATTTTTGGTTTTGAACCACCAATTACTAGTGTAGTATTTGCATTATCAATAAATTTATTACATGATAACCATACCCATTTTGATGTATAATCTGTACCCCAGTTTTTATCTTGATAACCACATGATGATTCAGGTTTAACTATGAAATTTTCATTTTCATATTTAATATTCCCAGAATATTCTGTTTTTACACCTGCAACATGCCAATACATTTCTGCAATATTTATGTAATTACATAATGTAGTAACATAACCTAAATCATAACTAATAACTTTATTTGCAGTTAGATTCCATTCAATATGATTATCAATATCTGAATTTAGATAAACATAACCTGATATTTTTTTTTCATTTGCATAAATTGAAGTATTTTTTAAAATAACTTCCATACTATCCTTTCCAATAGTAACATTTTCTAAATTATAAAAATTATTTATTTCATGTGGATCTTTATTATAAGTACCAGCTTTAATCATCAGATACGATGGAATTGTTGTATCTGTTTTATTTGGATTCATTATACAATATTCCATAAAAAATGCTCTTGGTTCATTTGTTTTTTCATTATAACCTATCATTGAATGATACCACCATTCATAACCAAATGTTCCTTTTGTCATTAATGCATTTTTATTTGGTATAGATAATAATGGCAAAAAATTAAATTTCATTAAATAATTAATATTATAAATTTTTAAATAGATTCATTATAAAATTAAAATTTGTAATCTGAATCAACTTTACTTGCCCATTGAAAACGTGATAATAATTTAGCAGTAAATAATTTTTCTGGAGGAATATCATATTTTTTTATGAATGCAAATATTATTCTAGGATCAATATAATTTTGTTTTGATGTTCCTAATGATACATTTTTCATTTTGATTTTACTTTCTTTTTTAAGTTTAAGTAATTTTATTTTATTTTCAGCTTTTTTTGCTTTTGCGTTATTCTTATTATCTTTATATTTATCTTTTTTCTTTTTTAAATCTTTAATTTGACTATCAATTTTATTAATTGATGAATCTAAATTATTTGTTACTGCTTTTTGATGATTACATAATAAAGCAACTTCTGTATTTGCTTGATTAAATACTGCAATTAAGTAATTTAATCTTTCATCAGGTTCAGTAAATGAATCTATTTTTTTACTTGAAACTAATTTTTCAAGTTCTTTTTGAAATGTAAATGATGCATTGTATGTTCTCCAAACTTTGGCTGTCAATCCTTTTAAAAATGAATCTAAATATTCATTAAGTATACTTGAATTTATTAAATCAAATAATTCATCTTTTTTTGGTTTATTTTTACCAAATTCTTGCAAATTTTCATATACTTGTTTATGAACATTCACTTTTTTACAAAATCTTACTGAATCTTTACCTAAAAAATCTAACTTTATAGTATTATTATCAACTAGTGATATATGTTCGACTCTTAAAGAAGTTACACCTACAGTATCTGCTTCTTCTTTAGAATCTTTTTTACCACCAACACGTAATGCCAAATTATCAATAAAATATAATGCAGTTGCAAGTTGTTTGGTTTTTGAATTATCACTATATAATTCTTTTTCATATGATTCACGAATTGAACCTAATTTTTTTTTTAGTTTTCTGGCTAAATCAAATTTTTCTTCATCACTTTTAGATTTAAAAAATGATTCTAATGATGTAAAAACATATTTTGTTTTACCAGTTATATCATCTTTCCATGATGCCAACCAAATAACATAATTATCATGAATTATTTCGCCCCATTTATGATTTGTTACATTTGGAATTGGTACTTTAGCTTCTTTATCTAAATTTAGTGTAACATCTTCAGGTTGAATTCTTTTTTTTATCTTACCTATTTTTGGATGTGAACCACGACCTATAAAAATTCCTGGTGGTTCAATTTTATAATTACCTACTTTTTGTTGAGAACCATCAATAACACAATATGTATATGGTTCTTCTATTTCAATTTGTTTATTTTTAATTTCTTCTTTTTCTTCTTTAGTTAAATTTTTTTTTTTTTCTTTCTCATTATCTAAATATTCTTTTATCAAACTAAAGTTTATTTCTTCTAATGATTTTATATTTTCATTTTTAATATATACTTTAAAATCTTTCCAAAAATTTTTTTTGAATGTATTATTATTGATATAATCTGTATCCAAATACTTTGCATATATTGTTGCATACTCTTCAGCTTCTGGATTTAAAATTATTTTATTATTATTTACAATTACAGGTATTTTATGTGGTTTATATTCAGGAGGAAAAAATGGACCATTATGTCTTAGTACGGTCCATTGTTTCTCATTACCACCACCTAAAAAATATAGTTTAAATGATAACATTAAAATATATTAGATTATATTTTTTACTTTTTATTTGTTAAATAAATTCCAATTAAACAAAATAAAATACCTATAAATTGTCTATAAGATAATTTTTCATTAAATAATAAATAACCTAAAATTAATACAATTATATTAGTAAATAATTTTAATAAAAGAGTAATTATTCCAATATTTGAAACATTTAATTTTGAAAAAATAAATGAAGAAAATACTGTTAAAAAAGCAATGAATCCAATTAATAATATATTATTAGTGTTTATATTTTTTAAATTTTCAAATGTTTCTTTTTTATAAAAATAATAATAAATTGATATTAAAAAAACAAAAAAGAATATAAATAAATTATTGATTAATAAAAATTCATGAAATGATAATTGTTTAATTAAATATTTTTTAATATAAGGAGTTAGTGATTTAATTATACCAAGTATTAATAATAAATTATCCATTATAATAAGATTGAAATAAGTTTAATAATAATAATAATTTATTTTATATAATAATGATAAAAATACCATATAAACATATTATAGAAACAAAAAATAAAAAACTTATTGAATATTGTTTATTATATTTATTTTCAATATTTTTTTATGAAACTAAAGAATTAATCTATAATAATCATTATATAACATTTTCATCTTTTACTCCATTACCTACAAAATTTATTTTGGATTATTTTGATGATATTTATATTGATGATGATTATATTTCTATAACATCATATATATCAGATAAAAATAGAATAATTTTTGGAGATCGAATATTACCATTTGCTTCTGAAAATCCAGTTCCATTTTCATTTCCAATTATAAATAATAATTCTTATGAATTAATTAATAGTAATGTTTTTTATTATGAAATAACTATTAAAGAACAATTAATACAAACATGGTTAAATGAAGCATTAGTTATTGGTTATGGTTCTGTTTATGTAAGTAAAAATTCTAATCCTGGATGGAGAAGTAATTCATTTGGTTACCATTTAGATGATGGATCATATCAATATAATGGCAATATAATCAAAAATTTTGGTCCAATATATAAATTTGGTGATGTTTTTGGTGCTGGTATTATTTATATATCTGAATCATTATATCAACCATTTTTTACAATTAATGGTAAAATAATAGACAAAAAAATACCACAAATAACAATTGTTCAAAAAATTACACCAATGATTGGGTTTGACCATTCACATAAAATAAAATACAATTTTGGTAAAAATAAATTTAAATTTAATATAAAAGATTATCTACAAGGAAGACAATTAATAAGTTTAACTAATTTATTTTTTGAAAAAAAAAATCAGAAAAAAGATTTTAATATTACTAAATTAAAACTAAATAAAAATGTAATTAATAATTTTGAAGAAAATGCACAATTTGTAATTTTAAATAATATAATATCTGAATTATCACAACAACAAGGACAAACATTATCAACAAATGAACCTTTATTTTTTAATAATCAACAAAATAATTTTTTCTCTTTTAATATTAATTAGTCTTATTTACATAAGTAACATCTATTTTATAAATATTTTTCTTTTTTATAGTATTAGAATAATATTCATGTGAAATATTACAATTAATTTTTTTAGAATATTAATAATTATATTATTATTTTTATCCTCATTTTTTTATTAAATTCTTTGATCAATTAAAACACTAATAAATCATTAATATTAGCAATATTATCACCTAATAATTCAAATATAATTTTATATTATATATGCGTATAAAATACATAAAGAATTATGTATAATTATATAATATGGAAACAAAATCAGATAAAATCAAAGCATTTAATAGTATTTTAGAATCTTTTTTAGGACAAACTGCACCATTAGTTGGTACA